TAGAAATGAAAACTCATTACTTCCTTCTTGTATTCTTGCTACCCCTGCAACATTACCAATAGTAAATCCACCAGTTCCTGTTGCTTTTATTGTTCCTGCAACTTCTAATTCTTGACTTGGTGAGTTAGTTCCTATTCCAACTTCTCCAGTTCTTTTAATTGCTAAACCACCTGCACTTACCCAGTCTGCTGCACCTACTGATGCACTTGGTGTAATTTCTAAACCACCATCTATATTTTCTTGTGTTTGAATAATCCAATTATAGTGAGAGCCATTTGCTGCTGCTTCACTATGTAAAAATAATCCGTGAGATGCATATCTTCCAAATTTTGCACTACTTGATGTAGCACCACTTGTTACAGATAATAAATTTCCATCAAAAGTAAGTCCTGATTCTGCATCTAATTCTGTTGTAGTAGAACCTACTGTTACTAATTCATTTTCAGTTGCATTGTTAAGTGCAGTAATTGGACTTGATACTAAAGTAGTTCCATTTAAATCTATTACATCTGCATATACTGTACCATCAAAATAACCATTTTTAAATTGATATGAAGCAGAACCTAAATCAATATCATCGTCTGTAGTAGGTAAAATAGAACCATCATTAAATGTAAATTGAGTAGTATTTGCAATCTTAAAAGTAATAACATCAGAACCACTAAATATCATTTGAGTGTCTGTATCTCCATCTCCATATACCATATCACAACCAATTTGTCCAACATTGGTTAAATTATTATCACCAAGAGATAATGCTCCCATAGTAGAAGCACCAGAATTAACAGTAATTCCATTTGCAAATTCAACTCCACCACCATCTTTAACTGTAATTGCAGTATCTGTAGCATCAGTTCCTGAGTGATGATGCTCTATTAATACATCTCCAGTTCCAGATAATTGTAATTTTGTAGCTCTTAAAGTTGCTGTACTTGTTGTTCCTGATAAAGAAAGTCCTGCAATAGTTACTGAACCTGCACCTGAGTTTGCACTTGCATCTGTTTTAATTAAATCTGTTCCATCATAACCTTGAACAAGAAAGTCTATATTTTTATTAGAACTAGGATTTATAATTACTTGACTTGCAGTAGTTGCATTTACATTAGCTACATCTTCACCATCAATAAATTTTTGATATAATACACCTCCTGCAACAATTCTAACTTCGTTATCTTGTGAAAAATCAATATATTCAGAGTCTGATGCTCTTCCTATTGTTAAAGAAGTGTTATATATAGAAGCAATAGCTGTTTGTGCTGAATCTATTACAAAATCAATATTATCATTAGAAGTATCATAAGTAACAGCAATACCAGTTTCAGTATTACTTGATAACATATTTGTACCAACAGTATCTCTAATATATGTAGCTAAAGCAGTTCCATCAACAGTATAAGCATCAGCTTCTAAAGTTCCGTCTATATCAGCATTTCCAGATACATCTAATGTTGTTAAATCTAATTCCCCTGCTATTGTTACATTCCCATCTGCTAAAGTTATTAAGTCTGTATCACTTGTATGTCCAATGGTTGTTCCATTTATAGAAACATTATCAACTGTTAAAGCTGTAAGTGTTCCTAAGCTAGTAACATTTGTTTGTGCTGCAGTTTGAAGTGTTCCAGTTAATTGAGTTGCTGAAAGATTTCCTGAACTTGGATTATAAGTTAATCCTGTATCTGTTTCAGCTCCTTGTGTTCCTGTTGCTCCATCTACAAAGACTGGATAAACTGTTTCATCTGTACTATTATTAGCAGATGCAGTAAAACTAGTAGCAAGTGTAGCAGTATCTGAATTACCAGTTACATCTCCTGTTAAAGGACCTGCAAATGCATCTGAAGTTACTGTTCCGTCAAAGAAAGCGTCTTTAAATTCTAATGTTGATGTACCTAAATCAAGTCCAGCATCGGTTACTGGATATAACGCAGATGCATCTAAAGTTAATTCTGTAGAATTATTTATCTTAAAATCAATTTCATTTGCTGTTCCGAAATCAATAGCTGTTTGAGAATCTTCTCCCAATATTAAATCAGTAGCATAAATAGAAGTAATGCCTGTCTGTGCAGCATCTACGCTTACGGTTAATGTAGGGTCTCCTACACTTTCATTTCCACTTGTACTAACACCTGTTCCACCAAGGACTTTTATTGCAGCTTCTCCAGAAGCATCTGAAGCAAAACCACTGTCTCCAGTTAATTTAACTGCTGTAATATCTCCTACTAATGATACAATATCTGACACCGCAACTATTTTTGTTGCATTGCTAGCACTTGTATCAAAAACTATAATATTATCATCTGTTGCTGCTCCTCCACTTGCAGCGCTTAATGCTCCATAGGCAATATCAACAGCATTAGAACTTACTGTTAATGTGGAAGAACCAACGCTTAATACAGAGCTTGAAGCAGCCAAACCAGAACCGGCAAACAAAGTTACCATATCTGCTAAAGCTTCTTTATTCGCATCTCCTGATGCTCCTCCATCTAAAAATAATATATAATCACCATTTGCAATAGCATCTTCATCTGCTTCTTTTAAATCTACATTAATTGTTGTTGAACTTATATCTATTAATGTTCCTGCTGTATCAAGAGTTGCGTCTAATTGTGTTTGAATATTTGAAGTAACTCCATCTACATAATTTAATTCAGCAGGAGTTGCTGTAATAACAGTGGTTGATGCTGCATTTAATAATGGAATATATCCACTTGCATTTAATAAATATTGCGTATTGTCATCATTTGTAGGGTCAATAATGGTTAATATTGTTTCATTTGCATCAGCTGAAGCTCCCTCAAATTTAATTGCATTTTCAGCTTCCATTGTTACAGTGTCTACAGTAGTAGTTGTTCCTGCAACTTCTAAATTTGGTGCTAATAAAGTTCCTGTACTTGGATTATATCTTAATGCACCAGTATCATCTAATAAACCATTTGATTCGTTGTGAAATACGACAGGAAAATTTGTATTTGCTGAACTGTCTGCTACGCTTAAAGCTAAAGTTACATTGCCAGATAATCCTCCACCAGATAGTCCATCACCTGCTGATACAGCAGTAATATCACCGGATGAAGATGTGGAAGTTGTTTGAGTTCTAGCAGCAGCTTCTTTTTTTCCGGATTCATTATATTTAGATTCATAAACTACACCATTTCTTTTTTCTAATTTTACAAGAATTCCTTTTTCAAGAAAAGAAACAGTTTCTCCTTCTCCTAAAGTTCTTCCAGAAGGTCTTGTTTTAAAAAACGACTCAACGTGTGTTCCGTTCTTTGGCATTATGAAGCTCTCTTATATTTTTCTCTATATTCTATTACAATATCACTTATTTCTAAAGCACCTGTGCTTGCATAAAACTTAAATGACATAGATTCACAATCTGCGTTTGCTGTATAAGTTGCTACAGCATAGTTTGCACTACTAAAAGATAAATCAGAACTGTTTCCGTAGCTGGTGCTTCCATCAGAAGCTCTAGTTACAGCTAATGTAGTAGAACTACCTAAAGTTCTTGCTGTTACATAAACTTTATAAACTTTTTTAACCTTTCCAGGAGAACCAAAATCAATATCTTTGGTTATAATTGTTAACCCTCCTGTGCCTTCACTTTCTCCCATTTCTAATTTTTGAACAGCTTTAACATTAGACGAAGCAGTATTTGAGTATTCATTAACATAAATTCCATCAAAAGATTCTACAAAATTGGAAACTCCAGGAACTCCGTCGTTACTAAGAACAAATTCTCTCTTTGTTTTTGTCAAAGACTTTGTTGCAAAATCATATGACCATACATTATTTTGAGCTGCTCCACCCTCTGCTCCTGTGTCTTGTAATACTAAAATACGTTTATGTTTTCCGTCATAACCAATTGCAGGAACTTTTCCTGTTGCTGCAGATCTCCAGTCTTCATCATCTAATTTTACAGTAAGTTCTATAGGAGCAGATTCTCCTGTATATATATAAACTCCATCTTCATTCACCCAACATACTCCAAAAGGTGTTTTAGTAACAGCTTCTTGATATAGACAACCCATACCATCATATTCTCCTTCTAAATACCAACCGGCATCAGAATTAGAAGATACATTTATTACATATAATTTCTTTTGTTTAAAAGCTAATAATTTATTACCAACACTATGTAATGAAGTAAAAGAATCACCATCACTAATCCCTATATCTAAATAGAATGAATCTGGGAATGTTGCAAATCGATTTACTGGTGTATAATAAATTCTATCATCATATACTACATTATTTTTTCTTACATTCGCTACCCAAGCTCTACGAGCACAAACTGTTGCAGATTTATAACCTCCGTCACTTCCAAAATCAATTTTATCTTCTTCTTCAGTATACCCATTTATAGATTGATAAGTATCTAAGGAAGGATTTTTAGAAATTAATGCTGTAACTTCTGCATAACTATTTGTTCCTCCATCTCCATACGCATCTCCACTTCCAAGGGCCCAATCAGTAAAATCTTCAAATAAGTTTGTTCTTGCCCCTCTTTCATAGTCTGCGTCTACAAATAATCCCCATCTATCGTTACTATCTTTAATTCTTGTATATATTCTAAATCCTTTTTCTCTTTTTCTAAAAGTGGCTTCAATGTTAATTCTAACAGCTATACCTGTAAAAAAGTCTCCTGATGCCACAACAGCTGTTGTTGATTCTGCTGCGTGTGGTAAGGTTTCATCTCCAGGATAATTTACTAAAGTATGAGTAAATTCATATGTTCCTTCTGGCCATCCACCTGCACCAATTGGATCGTCGCTTGAAGATTGCAAAACTGTTCCAACTGCGTGTTCTCCAGCAGCAGTTCCAAACATTCCTCTCGATATCCCAAGAGTTAATGTTGTAGTACCTGTTAAGGAATCTATTACAACTGCCTCATTATTTAAATATACAGTTTGACCTTTAGCTAAAGCTGCCACTCCACTAATGTCAGCAGAACTACTTGCTTTAGTAACTGTCATAACCGCATCTAATTCTTCAACTACGCTTGAAGTTACTTGTATATTAACACTTCCGTGTTGTATGTTAGACATATTCGCCTGTGTAGGCGAAGAATCAAATGCTAAGTCAAAATCACCTGCATCTGCTGGAGTAGTCTGTGTTCCTGTATTTCCAATAGTTTTAAAAGTGTCTGCATCTGTAGGTCCAACTATTGTATCTCCGCTTGCAAACTCAGCTACTGCTGTTCCAAATCTTGCTTTATCAACAAATTGAATTACTTGAGGACTATCACTATTGTCTCCATCAACAACTCGTTTATCTGATATATATAAACAGCCATCTACAAAATAGTAAACAGGTTCGATTGTTGTTGTTCCAGTAAAAGCTACTTGATTGTCTGTTCCTTGATGTGTCCAATCTCCTGTATTGGCGAAAGCTCTTGTGTAAAATGTTATATTTGTTCCGGAAGGATATGCTAATATTTGTACTGGAGATTCATAATCTGATGCAGAACCACTTGTTCTGCCAATATCATTTTGTAAATTAAAATAGAATAATCCGTTACCTTTTGCTGTCTTAACTAAAGAATTATCTGAATCAGCATCTTTGTCGGTAATTGATTTTGAAGTTTTTACTACTCCTGGAATACTTACAATGCAATCTAAGGTTTCTTGCAACTCATTTGGTTTGATGTCTCTAGGAGACGCTTTAGTGTTTATCCCTCCACTAAAGTCATTTAATGTTACCATTTGTTTTGGCATTATGCAGACCTTTTAACTTTTTCAAAACTACGCATTCCTCCGAGACCGAGCATACCAAGTAAGACAGTTGTTAAAGTAGTCATATCAAATGTTGGTAATACTATTTCATTACCAAACGTATATAATATAAATGTTAATAATGGTTGAAGAATAAAATGATACCCTAATGCTGTAGCACAAATCCAGCCCGTAAATGGCCTCCAGCCCGATACAAACCTTGATGTATGACCTGCTTCTACTTTATTAACTTCAAGTTGAGCTTTATTAACTTCTGCAATTAATTCAGCTTTCTCTTGTTTGTCTAAGGTAAATCTATCAACATTTTCTGCAACTTTGTTAATAATGTTACCAATCATATCTAATTTAGGCATTATTTCTTCCTATTCTTATTTACAATCATTTTCCATTTTTCATTACAATCACATTTATTTGCATACTTACACCAAGCATAATGTGATGCAACTCCTAATATAAATCCTATTACAAATCCTATCATTTATTGCCTCCTAATATATTAACCAGTTAAATCCTGTTTGTGCTTCATAGCTTTGAATATCATACATATTGATATATCTTGTTTGAACAAAGACTCCAAACTTATTAGATAATTTCCACCCTAAAACTAATCCAGCATCATAATCCATACCATATTTTGCATTATCATAATTAAAACTGTAATCACTCATCCCTTCATTATAGGGATAAGCGGTAACCCAAAGATGAAACCAATTATGGTCTGTATATTTATAATAATCTGCACCTAACGATAATGCTAGTTCGTGCTGATATCCAAGTCCACGAGCAAACGTATCATTGTAATCTTCTACAATATCTCCATAAATTGTCTGATAAAACTCTTCGTCACTTGTTGCAACTAAAACTCCATCCTTATCTGTCCAATACCAATCCCAGTATTCATAACCAAAAGCAGTCCATTGTTTTGTCCATTCATCGTTATATGGACCATCTGCCCAACCTTCTTCATCCCAGGCGAGAAGCCAGAACGGGAGTGACTCATTAATATCAAATCCCTTTTCTTCCCAATATAAATCTATAGGTAGAAAGTCTAAATATGCTGGATGGCTTCTTGCTGCAAGTCCTGCACTAAAATCCCAGTTTCCTTTATTAATTCTGTATCGCATATCTACTGCTGCAAATTCTAAATCTTCTAATCCCATTGCATCATAGTTAGCTTTAAAGATAAATTTAGGAGCTAAGTATCGTAACATATATTCGTGATTATCAAATGATTCACCAAATTGAGTATGTTTAGAATATTCTAATACATATTCCCAACCTTTTGCCATACCATTGCCCACCATCACACTTTCGTTGATTGGAGCTTCTTTCCCAGTATACCATACTTCAGGTTTATTCTCATAATCAAACCGTGCTAATTTTCTAATACCAAAGGTTAGAGAACCGTGATCTTCTAACTCTTCTTGTAGTTCTTGTAACTTCCCACCAGTTACTTGATAGGTTTCATTTGTTGTTAAAGGACTAGTTAAGCTATATGCTCCATATATTGTTCCAAACTTTAAAAAGTCTTGAGCACTAAGTGAGCACATTAACATTAATCCTACTAATAGTTTCTTTATCATTGAAATCTCCTTAACATTATTTTATCTATTTCTTCTTCTATTTCTTCTTTAATATCATCTCGGTCTAGTGTAAAAGACAACCCTGCTTCAAATCTTTTAATCTCTTTTCCTTTTTCAAACATAATAATTGTTGGTACTGATTTAATATTCCATTCACTTGCTAT